GTTTCCCTGTTAAAGCGGAATCCGAATATGTACTGAGCGAGCATCAGGTCGCTTACGCAGTTAAAATCTAAACTATCAGGGTAATTAGCCCTCAAAAGGAAAAAACATGAGTGACGCATTTGATAAACCCGAGCAAACTGTTCAGGCTTTTACTGACAGCTTGCAGGAAAAAACCAACGCCGACGTGGTAGCTGAACTTGCCCGACTGGAGTTGGAAGAAAAGCAACTAGATCTTGAAATCAAGCGCGAGGCTGTTGCCAAGATTAAGTCTCAGCGAGCCGCGAAACTTGAGGAAGCCCGCTCCAAAATGCTGGCGACCAAGCAGTTCTTGGCTCAGCGCGAAGCGACTCAAAAGAATTGCAACCATCGCAAGGGCGGGATCGGTGCGGAAGCTGTCATGCGTGGCCAAGGTTCGGACGCGATGTATGCAGTTTTCAAGCACCGTTTGCCTTGCAATCGCTACTTTGTGTTGTGCTCGCGTTGCGGGAAAGAATGGCACCCGGCCCAGCCGATTTTCGGAATCAAGGCGACCGCGGGTTACGACGAAGCTATCAACTTCCCGACCGACAATTCTCCGTCCAGTTCCAGCACGTTCATATTTGAACGAGCCGACGCTTCGAGTCAGGAGTAACCATGACCAAGAGCGTTCAACAAATGACCGCCGATGAGTACAAAACCTTCCTGTTCGAGCATCCCGAAGAAGCTAAGAAACTCGACGAACCAACCGCCCCGGCAGTGGTTCCGACAGGCTTCTGGCGAAACGGTGTGTGGGTTCAGTATGCGAATAACTCGCAAACTGCTCAGAACGGTGTGATTAGGTAGTTTCACTAAAAGTGAAGATACCGTGAAAATCGGGACAAGCTGGGTGACAGTCCTTAGCTTCTCTTGTGGTGGCATCGCTCACTTAGCGGGGTTTTTGCTAATTGAATTAAGAAATCATCGTTATATCCCACAGGCTCGAAATTAAAATTCATTCGGAGCAAACATTTGTGGCATTGTATGAAATTTACATTACTAGATGATGTGTACGAAGATACGCACATATCCTCTATTGTTATGCGAAACAAATCTCGCTCGATTTTAGCTTTTTCTGTGGCAACTCTCAACTGGGCGTCGTGAACGGTTTCACCAAAACAATGTTTTTCTAGCTCATCCAACCTAGATCCGGTGTCTGTTTTAAGATTTGGAAACATTTTCTCCTCCAGACCAATCATAACACAGAAAGGTAGCCCATGCAACTGGCCTACAACAGAGCGCAAGTCGGAACCCGAGCCGCCAAATGGATAAACCCAAAGCAGGGCGAACTCCTGATTCCTGACCGCGCCAGTGCCTTTAAGCAGATCGATGCTCTGGAGCGCCAGCTAAAGGGCCAGATGCCCCGCCACAAGCGGGCAGAGCTTCTAATAGCCCGCGCCATGATTTTGGAGGCTGTAGGGTCCAAAAAGATGCTAGAGGCCGCCTCAGACGCCTGGGACTTCAGCAAAACGGCAATAACAGCGCATTTGATGGCCGTGGGGCACCACCATTTTGGCCAAATGGACGAAGCGTGTAAATATTACACTCTAGCCTATAAATACCCGCACGAGGAAGGTTTTAATATTGACCTAGCTTACACACAAGCCTTACTTTTTCAGGGGAATTGGACAGCGGCCCATAAAATGACCCTCGGTCTGAAAAAGCGGATGGTCTACGCCGCCTACCTACCTGAGTGGGACGGAAAACTTTGCCCAGAACTAAGCATAATTTCCGAGGGCGGATTTGGTGACATAACCCACTGTGGCCGCTGGATTCCAATCCTTCGGGATATGGGAATCAAAGTCACGGTTTACTTGCCGCCGTATTTTTTCGAGCACGGCTTTGTCGATTTGATGAAACGGCAATCATGGTGTCCAGATGTGAAGTTGCTGACGGAGACACCGCAAAAAGTACCCGCAATAGGATTCTTTGATTTGCCAGCGATTTTCAACGTCCAACCAAACAATATTCCGCCATCACTAACTTTTGAAGCCGATCCCGAACTCGTACGAAAGTATTCATATTTGCGTGGAGGGCTTCCACAGGTTGGATTCTGCTGGGCCGCGAGAGCAATGGAAACCCCGCTTTGTCCAGATGGCGTGTACCGTTCACTGACTGAACAGCAAGCCAACCAAATTATTTCCGCCAGCATCGATAAAGTCCGACTGGTCAAACTTCAAAAAGGTTTTGAAGAATTGCTCGGACCCATGGCTCGGCCAGAAATTCAAAGCTGGGAAGATACCGCCGCTATCATCGCGAACCTTGATGCCGTAATCACGGTAGACACCGCGGTAGCGCACCTTGCCGCGGCGATGGGAAAACCCACGTACGTACTTTTGTCCGGGGCATACGACTGGAAATATCGCGAAGCCAACAACGACAAGTGCGAGTGGTATCCGTCGATGACTTTAGTCCGCAACAATGATTTTGGTTTTGACAACGCAGTCAGTTCACTTTGTGAACAGATTCAGACCAACGTTACCGGAGAATATTGAAAATCGTAGGAACAGATTTTACGGCTCCCAAAGGAAATCTGTTCTGATAGAAATACTCTTCCGGTTTAAGTTTTCTCCACAATCCAGCGTAGCTATAAAATCTTTGATAAGCTGTTAGAGTTTTTTCATCCCAGTCATGACGAACAGGTAGTGTACCGTCAGGGCCAAGCCAATTCAAAGGTCGCATTCTTTGTGGCCACGGATGAAACCCGTTATCAATCACCTCTCGAATTCTTTGATGACAAACATCAATCGGTTCATTTCCGATCAGAGTGTATACACGAACTTTTTCTCCCGAATATCCATGTTTTTTCAGCAGGCGCATCATTTCCAAGGCTTGGTTTCTTTCAGTTATATCGTCGTAACCGAATCTCCAGCATTGAAGGGGAAAACTTTTCCATCGTAGAAGAGTCTCCTCCGTAAAAGTGTGTGGTTCAAAACCACTGTTTGCGTCTACCTTTTTTCCTTTCCAATCCACAGCATATCTGTTTATGATGTGTTGCTGATATTCCACGGGCAAAGCGGATAAATTGTTGTCTAAAAGAAGAGGGGCAGGAGTAGCGTTGGGATAGTATCGAAAAGAGTTTCCCTCAATAGCTGGAACTGGACAAACTCCGCAAGCGGGTGTATACGCGGGGCACCCTCTAGAAAAATACACCATCGGAAAAGCTCCCGGTTCGGTCTCAAAACGATCATCAATCCCGATCACAGGTTTGATGCCTGTTTCTCGTTCCACATATCTAGCATTGTGAGGATGAAATGTTACGGCTGGTCCACCAACCCATATCTCCCGGCGTCCGACAAATTGTTTTATCATGGATACCATTTTCGGTAGCTTCCAAGAAAAAACGCATGAAAAGCAATATAGATCGTACTCTTCGTCCACCAAATCTTCTACTTCGGTTTTTTCGGTAACGTGATATCCGGTTCTTGCCAACCAGCGGGCCAGTTTCAGTGCTCCCAAACTTTCTTTCGGACTTCCGACTGTTACTACGACGGCTGATTTCAAGGTTTCCATCCCGCCAAGAGACGGATAACTTTTTCATAACTTTTTCCATCGTTATCAGGATAAAGGCTATGAATCAATCGCAACTTTTTTCCGAGTGCAAAAGCCATTCCTAGGTCGAAATGGCTTCCTTTTGAATTAACATCCCACACGATCCACACCTCTTCTGCTTTCATCATGGCGCTTAGGTGGGCGTCACAAATAAAAAATCCGGTAACGTCTGTTTGGTCTACGTCGCGTGGTGGAAAATGAATTCGGTGCCCTTCCGACTCCCATTGATGAACCAATGCACTAGCGTCAAAAGTCGCGTTTCTTACCGGGCAAATAAGATAGATATACATAGTCTTCGATAATACGTCTTAAACAAGATTTTGTCAAGAGGAATTTTAGTGCCGAATTCAACGACCACGCTCTCCAAGATCATCCAGAACGCCAAGGCCCATCCTGACCTAGCCCCAAATATTCAAATCACTGCGGGCGGCGGGTCGCTTGAACCGGCTCTGACTATCGCCAACGACGTGATGATTGAACTGTTGGCTCCGGCGTTCAACTGGAAATTCAACCGCTTTGCGCTTCCGCAATTTAACACGAACAGTTTCCAGCAAGACTACGCTCTCTCTACCATCAATCTTGGTTGGCTGGAAGACGGTTTTATACAGGACATCAATAACACGTCTTATCCCCAACCGATTTGGCCGCTGGAAGCCGTAAAATTCGTGCCCCGTACTTCGACCCAGTACGGACAACCCGGACAAGTTTGTTGGCTCCCGAACAATCAACTCACGTACGCTACTTGGGGAGCCGTAAATATTGGTCAAGCGCAAAATGGCGGGGTCGGACCAAATCCCCAGCCTCTGCAAGCCATCACCAATCCTATCGGTTTGACCGTTTCCCCGAACAATCCTTGGCTCCAAGTCCAAGATACGTTCGGGAATCTGTGGGTAGTCACTACCTACGGCACCACTGGGTCCACAAATCCTTTCCTCGCAAACGCCAACCCTGTTTTTCCAACCCCCAACAATCCAACTGCGACCGCAACAACTGTGAACGATGGTTCTGTTGTTTGGACTGCGGTAAATCCAGTCGGCCAAGGAATTCGCTGCAACCCCCTTCCGCCGCAAACCGGGGTCGTGTATCAGTTCAATATTTTTGGACAGTACCGCCCGTTCGCGTTTTCAAACGGGCCGTTCACGAGTTTCGGACAAACCATTGAACCGATCCCCGACGATTTTGCTAAACGATTTCGTGATGGATTCGTGGCGCTATCCTACCCATACTCGCAGGACGCAAAACTCCGCGGGAAGGCCATAGACGCTTATAATATGTGGATAAAATCCTTGGCGGACATGAAGGTGACCGGGGATCGCGAACGAGATAATGAGGGTTTTTATCCCGCTACGTCACTACTTCAGCAACCTTTTACGGTGTACCCAGGTCCCGCGTACCCATATCCCCTCCCCTGGGGGTAGAATCATGAACCTACTTCAATCAATCTTTACTTTGATTCGTCACGGTCGGACTGCGGGTAATGAAAACAATATATACCGTAGTCTATCTAATGCCGAGTTTGCACAACTCGATGCAGATGGCCGAAACGATGTTCGTGAAGCCGCGATTTTTATTCAGGGTACAGGACTAAAATTTCCTATCATAATTACAGACGATTTGGACCGCACCGGAGAATCCGCACAAATCGCCGCCGACGTACTCGGAATCAAAGAAATTGTTCGTGACAAGCGTCTGCGTCCGATTGATGTGGGGGATTTTACTGGGAAACCGAAAGACAAACATCCACTCACCGAGTACATGAACGATCCCAAGAAAAAAATACCGGGTGGGGAATCGCTAGAAGAATTCAATAAACGGCAAGTTTCTGTGTTTCAGGATATCGCAGAAACTGTTGTCCGAATCAAAAAACCTGTTTTAGTAGTAGGCCACGGCTCGAACGCTTCCTATCTATACCACAATGTGAACAGAGGCGGCAAAGAAATCGGCTACGAAGGACTCACCAATCCTGGTGGTGTGATGGTTTTCACTAGGGATGGAATCATTCCGATTTTCAAGAAACGCCCCGATTCAAAGCAACTCTACAAAGACGGTACGAACGTTTCCGGATTTGTCACGGACGAAGAAAACCGGCCTCCAAGAGAGTGCTGGAATTGTCGCAACTACGTGAGTTTGTCCGGACTCGGTGCTTGCACGCATCTCTTGGTTCGCATCGATCCCAAACTCGCAGACCGAAGACAGTTCGACGGGACTGTGGCTGTAGGTGAGCGGGACTGTTGCGACAATTTTAGAAACAAAATAGCGACTTAATCTTTGTACGGGTCGAATTCATTCGCACCCGCCATTGCTACCCCTACTGGAGTTAGTGTGTGTAAGACTCGGATACTGTTTCCATGTTCTGCTAAAACCTCCGGCAATCTTTTGTAGCAATCCGGTGATTCGTCCAAACCCGCTCCGCGTAACTCTACTCTGGCGCGTTGCAACCAATTATCCATCATAAATTGAGTGACTTTACCGACTCGTTTAATTTCTCCGGTCTTGCGATCTATTTTTCCTTTGGCTTCCATTCTCCCCATCACACGACCTGCACCATGAACAGTGCTGTAGAGAGAATACTTAGCATCTTCGTTTTCGGCACCTTCCAAAATCACGGAGTTCTCTCCCATAGTCCCACCGACAAATCCTTTTTGTCCGGGAAAAGCCGGAGTAGCTCCTTTGCGGACAACCCAAAGAAACTCGCCTTGATGTTCTTCCCGCCAAGCGAAGTTGTGATGGTTGTGAACTTCTTCCAGAATATTCGCTCCGAGAATTTTTGCGACTCGTTGACACACCCAATCACGGCCCGCATAAGCGTATTCTCCGGCCAGTTTCATAGCTTGAATGTAGTCATCTCCGAGCCAAGTCTCAGTTCGGATTATAGCGGGTTCCGTATCCATTCCGTCTGTTGCTCCTACCTGTTTTAAGAAGTAGGTCGCAATCTTATGGCCGAGACCGCGTGACCCGAAATGAACACCAATCCAGACGCGGTCTTGTTCATCTGTAAACAGATCGACATAGTGGTTACCACTACCAACCGTTCCTAGTTGTGCTCGCGCCATATCACGCAAACCTCCAATGTATGGTTGGTCGGACCAAACGCTTTGGTCAAAAAGTAGATGGTCCACGGATTCGTTGTTTTTTCTTCCAACACCGAAAGCGACGGTCTTCCAAACATCGTCCATAATGTCTTTGATGTAACGACGCAGTTCCGGGCCACGCATGTCAGTCAGCACTGCTTTATTTCCGCAGGCGATATCATAACCGACTCCGCTCGGGCTGATGAAATTCTTGTACGCGACGACCCCACCAATCGGCACGGCATACCCTTTATGGTGATCGGCCATGAGCGCGACTTTGTCTGCTGTTTTGGCGCAAACTTTTATCTGTGTCAGGGCTCCGGGATCTGGCGCTCCCCACACGGGAATGTTATCAATAAATTGCATTTTTCCTCCAAAATCTAATATACCGCAATTCAAGGACTCTGTCAAGTGGCAAATCTTATCACTCTCGGCAACTCAATCGGTTGGGCGCAGTCTTTCTGCGGGTTCCGTGGATTGACCATTGGGACCAACAACGAGCCTGCGGTTAGTTCCGGCAACATCATTCTTCAAACCATTATAGGCCCGCCCTTCTCGTGGAATTGGAACCGAGACAAAGTTACGCTAACGACTGTTGCCGGACAGCAAGACTACACCACAACTGCTTTGAGTTTCGGATTCATAGAAAAAGCCAGCTATAAAATTCCGTCTGCCGCTATCACAAATACCGCACTAACCGCGGGAATCGCGACTTATACCGCGGCGAATAATTTCCAAGCCGGAGATTTAGTTACCATCACGGGGTTGTCCAACAATTCCGCAGTGTACAACGTAGTAAATCAAGCCATCAAGACCGCTACGGCCACGACTTTTACGGTTCTCATCAACAATCCGAACATTGGTAGCGGAGGAGACACTGGCACCGCTACGGTCGGAACAACCACCGAAATCACCGAAACCGTGAATATTTTGGGGACGGGCACGGAATTGGCCGCGCCATCTAAAATCGCTCCGCAAATTGACAACAATGCTGGAGTCATCACGTTTCGACTATTACCTATTCCAGATCGCGTCTACACCGTCGAAGTTATTTTCCAAAAACGTATTCCTTCGCTGATGAACGCTACATCCAGTACCTGGGCACCGATTCCGGACCATTATGAGTACATTTACCAATGGGGATTCTTGGCTCTGATGTTAGCGTATTCCGGGGATGCCCGTTGGTCTTCGTACAACCAAAAATTCGTAGGAGCTTTGCTCGGCGCTGCGGAAGGTCTCAGCGAGGAACAGAAAAATATTTTCCAGAGTGCGTGGCTAAATACAATTACTGAGCAGCAGACTTCCATGAACAAAGCGCAGCAGGGTCCGTCTGCGAGAGCTACTTAATGGCCAATCAATTTCAAGCAGCGGGATCGGTAGACGATAAACAAAATCGTTACGCACCGATTTTCACCAACCGTTTTTTCTTGGGTTTGTGGACAAATAGAAATCCGCTGCGGGCTCCGACCGGCGTGATCTACGAAAATTATTATCACCTTGGCGGGACCGACGCTTTAATCAATGGGAACAACGTAGAACTCTCCAATCGCCTCACGATTTGTCGCCGTCCGGGAAATCCCGCGGGTCTAACGACTTTGATCTCGTCCGCGAACGTCCCGGACGTGATTGACGCATTTTATTCATTCCATGAAATCGGCGGTACAATTCGCGTTTTTGCGGATACACCCACTGCGCCTTATCTCGTCGGGGGATTCACAGGAGGGGTAGGAACGGCCTCCCAAGGTGTGATTCCGATTTTCACTAAAGCTGCGGGCATTACACAGTCATTTTTTCAAGGCATCAACCAAGCTTTGTATTTTAGTGATACGGCTGAGCAACCGAAATGGCTCGATTTCGGGGCCGGGAATCCAGGTAACAGTTTTTCGGCAATCACAAATATCGCTCTGACCAGTAATGTGGCTACAATCACGGCCATCAATAATTTCGCGCCCGGCCAAATCGTGGTGATTAGTGGAACCACCAGTACTTCCGGTCTTTTCAATACTACGGCGACCATCACGTTTGCGAACTCCAATCAATTTCAGTTCGTTCTCACGCACGCGGATGTGGTGAGCGCGAGTGATTCGGGATTCGCGAATGCAACTTGGAATTGGGGAATCGTTGCTCCTACGGCTGTGCCGACTCTGAATATCGTGGCCAGCGGAGCCGCTGCAACGACCTGGCAGGCCAGTACGGTTTTCTCCACCATGGGCCTTTTGGTGGATGCGAATGGAAACGTTCAACAGTTAATTTCGGTCAACGCTCTGACGGGAAACACGACTCAGTTCGGAACGACTGGAAACGGTAATCCAGCTTGGAACCAAACTCCGGGCGGCACAACCACGGACAACACGATTACATGGACGAACTGGGGTCCCGTCGTTGTTTGGAGCGCCCATACTGTTTTCAACAACAACGGGATCGGCGGCACAATCGCTAATCCTGCGATTATTTACGATCCAAACACCAAGCATTTGCAGGCAAACGGAGCTCCTGGATTTGCCCAAGGCACGTCGGGCGGTTCATATCCGAAGTTCTCTGGAGTCATCGGAAGTTCCATCATCGATGGTACTGTGAAGTGGTTTGATATCGGCCCAGCGCAATTATGGCAAGGAACCCATGTATACGCCGCCTATATAAACAATAATCCTACTCTGGCTACCCACGGAATTTTAGAACCGACTCTTCCGCCCAGCACTCAGCCGATTTTCTTTCAAGCATCGGGTGGGGGAACTTCTGCTGCTTCTGGAACTGCGCCGCCGTTTGCAACTACTGCGGGACAACAAACCAGTGACAACCAATTGCTCTGGCTCTGTCTGGGCAGTGCAACATGGGCGGCTTCTACCTCATATACGCAATGGACGGGCACTAGTCCAGTTTTCAGTGTCGTAAAAGACTTGAATGGAAACATGCAAGTCTGCGTGGTTTCTGGCACAAGCGGATCTACTCAGCCGGTTGCATCATGGCAGGCCAACCATGCCTATGCGCTAAACACCCAAATTGTTGACCAAAATCTGAACATTCAAAAGGTCACCACGAACGGAACTTCTGGTGCGGTTAGAACTTTGACCACCAGCGTTTTGGCTTCGGGAATTGCCACGTTCACGACCAGCGTAAACCATGGTTATAGCGCGGGACAACTCGTCACTGTGGTCACGAGCAGTCACAATGCAGTATTCAATGTAGTCAACGCACAGATAGTTTCGGTCCCGACGTTGGCAACCTTGACCGTGAATATCGCGCACGATGATATCGGTTCTGCCGCGGACACCGGAACAATTTATGCGGGGCCGACTTGGGCAACTACTCCAGCAAGCACAACTAACGATGGAACCGTAGTTTGGACTTGCCAAGGAACTGAAGGCACAGGCGGACGCCCGAACGGGTGGGGCACTACCTACGGAGATAAAACCACGGATAGCGGTGTTGTCTGGGTTTGTGTTGGAAATTCCCTCTCTTGGGCTGCATCTACACTTTGGCATCTACCTTCTGCGGGGTTTGCGCCTCCTAGCGCGACTCAACCTTACGGCGGATCTCAGGTAATCGGCAGTGCTTTCGTACAAGCCGTAGTTGAATCAGGAAAATCAGATGCTGCGACCCAACCGACTTGGTCCACAACAATCGGAAATTTTGTTCTCGATCCATCAAACTCCAATACAGGAATTACCTGGCGAAACATTGCTGCGCAAAGCACTAATTCTCTGGCGTGGACATCGGGATTCGGATATGTTTTTGCTTTCAAATCACGAACTGCTACCGATCCGTATGTAACAATTGCACCTCCTGGACAAAACGCCCCTCTTGGCCCTCCAACTGGCAGTGCAGACGGTAGCGTTTCCACAGCATCTCCTGCGGTTCAAATGGCGACCGGGGCCAACACAGGCTCCGTGATTTTTGTGTCAGGTCTGGGCAGCACCGATCCACAAGTAGATACGATTGAAATTTTCCGTACGTTTGATGGCGGGGCTTCGTATTTCTTTTTGACGGACATCAACAATCCTAAGCCTGTAAGCGGTGTCGCACAAGCTTGGACTTTCGCGGACTTTTTGACTAGTATTGCCAGCAACACTTCTCCGGGACTGAACACGCTGGTTTTGGGACCGATTAATCATTCCAATGATCCGCCGCTGGCAGGTGCAATCAATCTAACCCAGTATTTCGGGCGAATTTTTTATAGCGTTGGCGCAACTGTTTATTGTTCGCAAGGACCCAACGTCGGTGGACCGAGCCAGCCTCCTGGAAATGGCTACACTGCGTTCAATCCCGGCCAGTTTTGGACGTTTACTTCACCTGTGACCCGATTGGTTCCTACCACGGTAGGGTTGTTGGTTTTTACAACATCAGATTTGGGAATCATTTCTGGTGGGCCGTCGATTATCACGCTGTTCAATAACATTTACGTGCCCGGTCTAGGACTGACTTCCTATAACGCTTTGACAGTGAACGGCGGCGTGATCTATTTGTACACTTCGGATAGTCAGGTAGTTTCACTAGACCCGAACGCAGGCATCGGAAAAATCGGTACTCCGATTGGCGACCAGTTTGTAAAATATGGCGCACAAACCACGACGTTCGATCCAGCGACCGCCTATGTGACTTTTCACACGCAAGGGCTTCTTGATGAAGCTTTGTTTGTGGCGGACAGTTCTACTGGTTGGTTCCGCTGCGTTCCTAACATGGCTCCTGATGCTTCTATCAGCGGGCCGGTTTGGAGTCCGAAAGCGAATATCGTAGGTGGCTGCAAAGCGATTCAATCTGCGGAAGTGAAACCAGGTCAACACGCCTTGCTTATTGGAGCTACGTCTGCCAACCATCCGATTTTTGTCCGTGATTCGACCTACACGACTTTTTCGGACAACGGTTCAGCTTATCCAGCGAACGCGACTTTTGGTTCGATGGTTTTGGCGAACCCCGGACAACTTGCGGAAATAGGTTTCGTTACGTGCGAATTCCAAAAAGTCGGTACTTCTCCGAAACTTTCTATTCTTCTAGATGAAATTTCTAGCACGGAAATCAGTATCTCTGCGGCCACTCAAAACGGAGCGCAAACCACCTACACCTATACCATCAATTCTGGGTTCACTCCGGTAGTCGGAGACGATTTCACAATTACCGGGATGGTAGATTCTGGAAATAACGGAACCTTCATAATCACGTCTTTGGGCGCGGGAACTTTCACGGTCACAAACGCCAACGGCGTGACGGCAACGGTTCAAACCGGAAGCGCTACGAATTTTGAAAGTCTGACCGCGGTGAATTCTGCAACTAGTTTGCCGCCACAAGACTCTCCGTATCGCTACGGAACAACTTTGACCGCCACGACTCTGTACGCGAATCGGTATTATTTTGCCCAGAGTGTTGGCGGAATCGCGCCGCCCCAAGGCACCTATTGCCGACACATGCAGGTTCGTATTGACTTCGGTTCAACCGACGTGGTTCAGAACGAGATGCTCACAATGACGGTATACGGTGCTCATTGGGGTGAGTTGTAATGCCCTCTAGCCAACAAAACCGCGAGATGGCGCAAAAAGCGATTGCTGCAGGAACCTTGGTTCCAGTGCCGACCACGGAAAATAAGCCGCCGATTCCGACCGCGCCGTATCCTTCAAATCCTCTGGGTATTTTGCGTTCACCTCTGCCTGCTTCTTACAGCCAGCAACCGGACACGCAACGCACATTTCATAATCCCGCAGTCCCGCAGGTGCGCATCTCACCTTCGTCCGCGACTTCAAATCCGATTGTCGGAGCCCAAGCAGCTTCGCAAACCATCGTAGTGACCAAGCAGAGTCAAGGTTTAACTCTGCGATTGGGAAACCAAATTATCGCTACTCCCCAAGGTTTTTATAATCTAGTCGCGGGATCGAACGAAACGATTACCGCGGATGCTCAAGGAAACATTACTTTCGGGGGAACTGGAGGCGGTGCTAGCGATGGACTAGACCACGGCTCTACTCCTTTTTGGGGTGATCCTGGATATGTAGGATTACGAGATGATTTTCTTGGGGGGAACTTAACCAATCCAGGAGAACTGAACTGGACTATCAATACCACGAATGCAGGAACTAATGGGCCGGTTAAAGGCAGTGTAACTGGGTTTCCAATTTCGGGCGCGTATCAAATGTCGAATAGTGCTACGGCAGACGGATACACCGTTGGTTATCTCGACGTGACTAATTCTGGCGCGGACGACAAATGGCCTTTGTTTGATTATCCTGGATGGAAACTGACTTTTGTATTTGGATTTGCACTTCCGATTATTACTACCACCCCGGCTTTTACCCAAAAATCTATTTATATTGGTTTGGCCAGTAGTTGGCAAACCGCAAATAACCCTGGTTTTCCAGTTCGGCCAACAACTTTCATGGGTGTTCGTTACGATACCGATACCACTGCCCCATCCATAGCGGACACGACTTTTCATTTTGAAGTAGTCGCTAATGTCACTAATCAAACCAATGTCACTACCCGCAACAATACGCAGGGCACGACTTTTAATACGGGGGTGGCTCCCGCGGTTGGCACGATGTATCGTCTTGACATGGAGATGACTCAAGCGGGAAAAATAACCATGAGCTTGAATGGTAGCACCCCTCAAACTTTTAACGTGCCAACCCAAACAGCCGGGGGGACTGGGTCTAGTTCATCTTTTGCAATCTCATCAAGTACTGCATGGCTGGAAATTGTCTCTACCATAGGACAAACACAATCCACCGTTTTTGCGCCAGGTAGCATCGTTACTGTGGCGGGATTGACTGGAAGTGGTGTTCCCTTGAATGGTTCCCACCTTCTCCAGCAGAGCGAGCCGCAGGCAGGAACAACCCCAGTCATGGGCTATCAAGTTGTTTCTCCAGACGTGGCTTTTGGTGCGGGACCGGCCAATGTCAGCGCGGTTGGGTTTCCCGCTGTTGTACCAATTTTCACATTCGGAAACGACAGCCAAGCCGCTCCGACAATTCGATTAGTTAGATTTTTAGTGGATTTTTTCTCTTTTGTATGGAATCCCGGTGTAGCTGGATTAACGACTGTCCCTAATCCAGCCAAACCTCGATATTTCTAAGCAACCCCAAGGAACTCAATGCAACCCCTTAGCCAAATCAACATCGGACAAATCATCTCCTATGCCCGCGATCTTTCCATCGCCGCAACAGTCATCGCCGTAGGTTGGAAAATCTTACGTGCTATTTCTGGAATTGCTTGGAAAGCCCGCGGTATTTGGGAAGAAATTCAAACCTTTATCCATAGAATCACCCAGCACATGGAAACTATGGAAAACGGAATGAAAGTAGTTCTGGAAAATCATCTAACCCACATTGAAGACCATCTAGCCAATCTCGCAGTTTCCGCGAGCAGAATTGAAGAACCATTGGAGACTTTGGTTGATGCTCAAGTTCAGAACCACGAATCCTCTCGATAAAGAACAGATTGCGAAGTGGATTGAACAAGACCCCAATCATGCTGGTCTGTCTTCTGCGGGATTTTGGTCGGACCAAATTCCCGGAGTAGAGCAAATTGCGGTTGAAGATGAGTTCGGGGCGATTTTTTACGTTCGCAAAGAATCGATTATGCGTTTGCATATTCAATTTGCACCGGAAAAAGACAAAAGACGCACCGCCAAAGCTATCGACGAGTTCACAAAACGAATCTCCGAAGTCGCTCGGAAAAACAATTACCGACAAATTATTTTTGAAAGCGTTTTTCGACCACTGGTTAGGTTTTTGCGGAAGCGCGGATTTCATTTGAGCCCCAACGAACAGGTCCTCGAACTATGATATACGTAAAAAAACTCACAAAAGAAACAGATTTACCTTTGGTTGCTGATTGGATGTCAAAAGATTCCTATCATGCTGATCTAGGAATCAAACCAGAAGATGCTTTTGAAGATGGAACCGAGACAGCCCTGATTTGCGATGAAGAAGGGCCTATTATGGTTGCCCGTTTTCATAAAGCACTTCGTGCGGCGGTACAGTTTAACCCAGAAACTCGACTTCGGAACGCTCGGGCAGGTAAAGAAGTAGCTGAGTGGTTTCAGCAACTCGCCAAGAAACAGGGCGCAAAAGAAGTAATCATTCGTCCGGGCGGAAAAGCTGTGAAGTTCACAGAAAAACTTGGGTTTCGTGAATTCACCGGAAAAGTTTTAGGAGTATAGCCTATGTGTGGAGCGTCCTCGCAAGAGAAGTCGGCGTTCGGAAATGAACAAAAAGTCTCTTCTCTTTTGACCAGCACGTTTCAACAGTTTGCTGGAGAAAATCAAGCGATTCTGAATGACCTAACCGGGCATCTGCAACCAATTTCGGATGCGGGACCGGACCAGTTTGGGCTTTCTCCAAAGCAAGAAGCCGCGGAACGCACTATGACTGCGGAACAACTGAATGCGGCGGGTGCGAATGCTTCCAACGCTGTCCGTGGAGCCCTTGCTTCCCGTGGTGGGGGTACAACCTATCTCCCGAGCGGGTCCGAAGCATCGATTATTGGTTCTCTCGCACAAGACACCGCAGTAAAAGAAGCTATGGCTCAATCTCAAATCACTCAGCATGGTTATGACATTGGCCGTCAAAATTGGGAATTTGCCACACAAGAACTCGGACAAGCTCCGGGACAACTAGAAGCTCCTGTAATCAGCGCGGGAAATGCGGCTTCTGGCGGGGCTCAAGCTGAAATGTCGGGTGGCGAAGCAATCACTCAGGCAAATGATGCTTGGATGGCTCCGGTTGCAGGTCTTACAGGCGGGGTAATTCAAGGTTTGTTGCCCGGCAAGAAAAAGTAAGGAAAAACCATGATCCGCATAGAGGCTCTCGTACTTGCAATTGGCAAAATGAACGGTTTCTTCGACGATCCGGAATCCAAAGCTTTCAAACTCTGCAACCCCCTTCTGCTCAAAACATATCGTCCGGAAAAAAAAGTCGATTCTGAAAACTATCGTGTGTTTTCGTCCGTGATGGGTGGTTTCAAAGCAGGCATCGCAGATATTCAAGCAAAATCCAGCGGCAAAAATAATCGCCTGAACGCGAACAACATTCTGAAGGATATTTTGGCGGTGTTCGGGTTCACAAATGAACAAACGCAGAAAAAAATAGTTCTGTTTTTGCGCCGCGCCCTTCAAGACGAATCGATTTCTACAAACACACCGCTTAGTTGGTTTTTGGAAGCCCCGGTACAGGAGAATTAAATGCCCGATCCCGAAACAAATGGTCCCGCCGCTGATGCAAATGCTTCGGTACCCCAAGTAGACACACAATCTACTCCGGTGCAGGGAGATTTACAATCCCCGGCTGCGGCTCCTGCCCCTCAACCGATTCAATTGCAGCCTGCACCAACTCCTGCATCTCTTCCAGTCACAGCGACTAGTCCGAACAAACATTTGATGAGCTTGGGTGCGAGAATCTTAGGTGCTCTCGCAGGCGAACAAACTCCTGACTATAAATACGATCAAAATGGACGACTAATTACTACTCCGGCAGCGCCGATGACTACGGCGCAAAAAGTCGGTCGAATCGCATCTCATGCTTTGGTTGGTTTGGGTGCTGGTGCTCAAGTCGGCCCGCAAAAAAGCGCTGCCGCCGCTATCGGAGCGGGTTTGGGTGCTGGTGCGGGCGCGGTTAAACAAGAAGGAAAAGAACAGGATCAACTTAAACGTAAACAAGCTTCCGAAGATTTTGATAGTAATCAAAAAGCTATTTTGCAGCGCCATGAGATTGCCAAAGGTGTGGCATTGACCGCCCGCAACTGGAATGAAGCGAACAAACTTGGGATCGACATGGACCCGCAGCGCCAAGCGGGAATCGCGTTGGGCAGTGCTGCGAAGGCTGCGAACATTCCTGGCGTGCAAACTATCACGGATTCAGAGTGGCAGGCCCGTCTTGAAAAAGAACCGGACATTACCAGCAAATATATCCACGTTCCCGCAGGTTTTGCAGCCTCAACGGTTGGTCCAGATGGGGAAGCTAAACAGGGAGAAGGGCAAATTACTTTGATTCCCGCAACCGGGGACCAAGCCATTGCACTGCCCGCGCCGTATTTGGCCCAAATTGAAAAATACGCTCCATTGGGTGGACGATTCAGCAAAGATGATGTTGGAAAACTAGCCGCGGAACACCAAATTCCCGTGAATCAATTTGCTGCGCTCGTTGCTGCAACGGAAGAAGGCCGAAATGCTTGGCTCGAAGGCGAGCACAAACCCGTTCTGGACTGGATCGGGCCGGAAGGCAAACAAGAACCTGTCCTGATGAATTCAGTGACACATGAACCTGTTCAATATACGAAGCCGGGAGTGACCCCCGGTATGGCTGTAGAAGAGAAACAGAAACTAACAGACGAAGCAGCCAAAGCGAAATTGCAAACGCAACAAGGAGAAGAAGCCGCCGCTAAAACCAAGGAAGCCTTGGCGAATGCTGCGTTGTTATGGCAACAGATTGGAACTGGTTCTAAACCTACACCAGAACAAACTAACGACCTTCTAAAATCTTATAATAATTTGCCTCCAAATGCCAAAGGTTTTTTGATGAATCAGCCTCCAGGAATGCAGGCTACTATTCTATCTACTTGGGCGGGTCGTACTGATCCCAAAGCTCTGCCCAGCACCGTCCGTAAAGGAACCGGACAACTCAGCCGCCAACAAGTTGAATCCATGATTACTCGGTTCGACCCAACGTGGCGAGAAAACAAGTACGAAGAAGTCAAGAAACTCGAAGAAAACTATACCAATCCTAAAAATCTCGGCGGCAACGTAATCGGATTCGGTCAATTACTGCGCCACTCTGCGGAAGCAGTCGATATCGCTAAACAACTGGGCCAAACCAACGCTTTAATTTTCAATATGCCCATCAACGAAGCTCGTCGCTATCTGACGGGTGATGGCGCAGCTAAGTTAGCTCAGATGGAGACGGCGCTCACTGCGGTCAGCAACGAATGGTCCAACG